TTGCTGCATTACTAGCTTCTTGATGTTTGCTGTGGTGCGGTTGACTCTATCAGCTATCAAAGCAACATGACGCTGAGATAGTTTCTCAGTGCCAGTTACCTCTTTAACAAGTTTTTCCGCCCTACTTTTTCCTAGCCAGTCCATCGATGGGTCTAACCCAGCATATCGCCAGATGCTTCCTGCTGTATTTGCCCTTGCTATGTCGATGTATCCATACAGGCCAACGCTTAGAATGTGTCCAATTCCCATTTGCGATGTTGCCCACTGGCAAACTATGTTGTTGTCTGCAAAAACCTTGAGTAGGGACTCAAGATCATGCTCCAAGGCTTCGTTACGCCTAAGATACCAATCTATCCCTTCGTTGCCCTTGCCACGTTCTCGCAAAGCACGAACCTGATGCGCAGTTCTAATCCTACTATCTTGAATGCGGTAGAAACTATCAACCAAAAACCTTACCTCTGTGTGGTCTAGAGATTTGGCGGTAGCCTTTACATCCCTACGCATCGCTTCTATAGGTACTACTAATTCCGATGATGGTACTCTTTGGGTTGCTTCAACCATTGCTATCTACCCCTTCTTTTTGCTTTCTGCCTCTTTTTGCAAATCTATATGTTGTAATAAGTGTCATGAGACCGAGTCCAAGCAGCCAAGAGCGTGTGTTATCTGCTATGAGATTTTCTAGTTTTAGAATGACGCTGTTGCTCTTCATCTAGTCTTAATTACTTATCGTGCTAGTATTATACCGTCTGCAAAAAGCTTGTCAAGCACGGTCCAGTATTTTAATTACAGGCTTGGTTGATGTGGTTAGGTTTTTTAGATCAGCCTCATTGTGCCCGTTGAGGAATTGATTAAATGCTTTTGTATATCCATCCCCGATGCCTGGGATAGTATCTGTGTGTTGGGTTGCTTTTAGAAGTAAATTTTTATCTAGTGTGGGTACATTAAAGAACTGTTTTATAGCTGATAGCCATTTGCCACCTACATTAGATTTTTCTAGAGTATTACTTATGTAATTTCTAAATTGCTCTTCGATTTTGCTGTGTTTGTATTTTGCTGGGGGTTGTTTGTCTCTCGACGCACATAGTCTACACATCCATTCAACATTTAACGGTTGATTGTAGTCTGTATGTATTGCCTGTGATTTGTCATTCCCACAGCTTTTGCATGGTTGTCTTGTAAGAGTTCCTTCTTTCAATGCCCTAAAAACTTGGTAATAGGCACGGCGGCGTTCTGGATGATTGTCGATGAGAGATTTCACAGCTTTTTTGTGATTCGCTCTCCCTTTGCGAGTTTTATTGTACTCACGCTGCCATGCAGATCTGCATCCTAGACATCTATTTTCGTATCCAGATGGAGATCGTCTACTGCGGGTGAATTCAGTAAGAGCTTTAAAAGCATTACAGATTTTGCATCTGTATTTATACCCTTCAACACGATTATCTTTCTGATGGGAATGTTGGCGGCAAGCTTGTGCGTTTTTAGTGATTTTAATCCCACACATTGGACATTGATTGAGTTCTTTGCCTAGTCGTTTATGCCTAGTCTCACCTATAATATTTAAAATCTGGGCCACACGTTGGCGAGTAACTCCCAATTCTTTGCTCAGACTAGCCGTATTAATTCGTTCTAGATGAGTATTTTCAGCTAGAAACTGCTCCAATAAGGCTCGTGTATTGTTTGTATTACCCATGCGGGTAGGTCTCCTCACGTTTTATATCTAGCAGTATACCAGATAAAACTCCAATGTCAATAAGCTTGGTTGACTACTAAAGTTTCAGCAGGTATAATTCTCGTCAAAATACAGCGATAACTGATCTGTATTTTTCTAGTAGGTGAAATTTTCCCCTATATATATATTCTTAAGAATAAAAGACTTAGTTATATATTATATATAAGGATGATGGAATTGTACACATGTCAAGGAGCCTTTAAATGGTAATAAGTTTGGTAATGGTTGATGAGAATCCTTATGGGAGTTCCCCTGGAGAGGCTAAGGATTGTTGTGTGTTGTGTGGTTCCTATGGGGTAGTCCATTTTCAAGACAGGAATGCTGGAGTTGAGTATGCACACAGATGTTTGAAGTGTGATGCTCAGTGGACTGGATGTTCAATAAGCAGTTCAGATTCCCCAGAAGAAAGATTAAGCACTTCCTCTAGGGTAGAGTCAGCAGTGTAGGACGTGACACTTGAACCTATATTTTTAGAGATTAATACTCGTTATCAATGGCAGAAATGGATTAAAAATCTTGATAACGGTACATATGTCTTAGACCATGATAAAGACATGTGGCACCACATGTATGGTCGTGCTAAGCTGTCTCGATCATGTACGTTACATCTTAGGGTTTTACGAAAATTAGCTACTTGGGATAATTCTGAGGTGTTGGTGCGCCATGCACCAGACGATAGATTGTGGGTAACTTTAAGATTACCCGATCATTTTTGTGAGACTTGTAATAAACGTATTAAACTTCATCGAACTGAGTGTAAATCATGTTTAATGGGGCGAATACATAGAAATAAACCGTTTTATCCTTTGTATACTCTAGTCAGTATTGAAGTAGAGTCTGGTAATATAGAGAGGGCGTATAGAGTATTCAAGACATTGAAGAGGAAACATAAATTGTCGATTACTCATTTAGATTGCACAAAGCCAGCCAAATGTAGGCACATAACAACATATTTTCATAATTACAGGGCTACATTGCCGCCTAGGACTTCTAAAGTTGTAGAGAATGTTACTGAAGTAGCAAGAATCGGATAGAAGTGGTTACCCAACTCACAGAGACATTAAAATGCATCGTGTGCAATTCTATTAAAGTAGATGCAGATGACCTGTGCGATTCTTGCGATGAGCCTATTTGTGGTGATTGTATACTTGAGGCGAACAACGATAGTGGGACAATAGCCTGTTCAGAGGATTGCTTAGAGCAGATATACGGATAAATGGGCGTGTAAAATTGTTTTACAATTAACATTTAGAGCGTTATACTATCAGTTGGTTGGGAATGCACAGGTTCCAGGTAAGGTATAGGTGTAGATTTTTTATAGACTTTGCAGAGGTACGGAATGGAGAATGGTTGGGAAGATCGCTATGATAAGTCCGTAGCTGCGATAATACGGGAGACTTTGACAATAGTAGAAAGTGTTATTCCGATACCAGCGCAGCAAAAGGCTATAAGGCGACTTGTGCGTAAATCAATTTATGGGATTACAGATGAGTTACGAATGACTTTGATAAATGAGTTTGGACGACAGGATGGTAGTAAACCGATTGGGATAGCTCCTAAACAGGAGTTCCAGTTTCCCAAAGGAGATGATGATGGCAGGTTATAAAGAACGAGACGCTTTTCCTGAGGTTCCAGATTACAAGATAAATATTGGTGACAATCTTGATGGAGGGCCTCTTTCTGCGTCTGACATTTATTCTCCAAAGTCAGACCCCGCTCTTATTGACAATGTTCTTGATCCGTCCGAAGACATACTTAAGGAAATTGTTGTATTGATTGATGAGTTTGGGAAGAAGACATTGAAGAAGTCCTTCACAAAGGAGCTTCGTATCGGCAATAGTATGGGTGCTACAGACGGTACAAGTGCTTCTGCCTTGAGGGGTGCGGGAGTCGCAAAACAATCCTCAGAATTCGGTATGTGTGAAAAGGGACATTCTCATAAGGACCAAGAAGATTTTGACCTATGTGCGAAAGCTGAGGCTACATCGAAGCCTACTGAGTTTAAAATACCACCTCCTGGTATCTTGCCAAAGAAAAAGAAAGGTGGTGGAGGAATAGACAAAGCCCTTCCTCTGGCCTCTCTTGCGATTGGTGCAATGGCTGGTGGAATGATGAGTTCTGATGATGGTGAACCAAAGAGAAGCTCAGAGAAGGCCGTTATTAAGAGTATTAATAAATTTTTAGAGGGTTAGAGATCTATGCCTGCTTCATCTGAGGCACAACGAATGGCTGCAGGGGCAGCTTTAGCTGCTAAAAGATCTGGGTCTACTACGAAGTTAAGAGGGGCCTCTAAAGACATGCATGAAGATATGTCTGAGGGGCAGCTAGAAGATTATGCCAGCAAGGCTACTTCATGGCAGTCTAATCAAATGGAGTCAGGGCACGAAGAATCCTTAATTAAAGCTATAGATATGTACTTAAGGCAAGGTAATGAGGTTGTGTTGGTAAAGGAATCAAAGGTAAGGAGAGGGTAATATGACTACCATAATTGGGAAGGCAAAAAAGGCGAAGATTGTATCTGAGGTGGAGTCCCAAAGAAAAAGGAACAGGGAATGGGTTTTTGTAAATAAGGATGATTTGTTAGGTAATTTCTCTTCTAAGTGGATAGCTGTGGATAATGAGGCTATTCAGTTGGTTGATAATGATTTATTTGCGTTGTATAGAAATATAAGAAATAGAGGTCAGGCTGATTCGGTTATTTATTTTTTCGTTAATAACTTTGAGCCACCGTTGATTTTAGAAACCTCACTGGAGTTAGAGTATGAGTGGAACACAAGCGCAGGCTGGATCACCTAATATAGATTTCCTGAAGGGTCTTGAGCTAATCATCGATTCTTTGGTGGATAAGAATTCACCGAACGATGTTAGGATTCGTGGAAAGAAGACAGAGAAGTCCCATGTTACGGATGCAACTGATCTAGGGGACAAGACTAATTTGCCCCCTGAGATGGGTAAAAGAGAGGAGGGTAGTAGCATAGCTGAGCCAATGCTTAGACGCAGAGAAGTTCGTAAAGCTACTATCGATTCTATGCAGCGGGGTATCGATCTTCTTAAGATGATGGCTATTATCGATAAAAGTATTGAAAAGGTTGATGAGACTAAAGATAGGATTAGTGATATTCAACTTCTAAAAGCATTTGATCTATGTGAATGCACTAATACAGAAGATCTTAAAAAAGGAACCCTTGTCCATCTCATGTTATCCGATAGAGGTAGCAGGCCTTCTGTTGAGTGGTGGAAAGAGTGCACAGATTTTGCTAAAGGCTTTGAAGATATGGCGGAGCCAGCCTTTTTTGCCACTTTTTTGTATCACAAGCCTGATAATTTTAACCCTTCTGGGTTTTTTAAGGGTTTGAATGATACTGGTGGTCAGGTGAGGCATGGACGTGCGCTGTCTCGTGACACAGAAATAGACGAGAATATTGGTGCTATGGGTGGTGGTGCGATTGATGGTCTTGGGATGTCTGATGATGATGAAGATGCAAAAGAGCAGCATACTCACAAGGCTTGAGTAGTTAATTAGTGTTCGGTGGAGCCGAATATGGTACAACAGCTAACTAAAGACATAGATGAAATGATTGAGGTCACATCTTCAAATACTCTTGGGGTATTTCAAGATGCCAATCATTTAGTAGATTTCACCGTCAAGATGGAGAACGGTGAAAATGTTTTTTATGTAAGACGTAATGGGGCTAATTTATATGCTGGAGTAGATGGGGCTAAGGCCGCATCTCTTTTTTATTCCCAAATAGCTCAGATACATGAAGATGACCAGATGGGGGCTGATCCAGATTTTGCTAGCCTGAGGGAGCTTCTAGAGTCCCGTAACAGGCATGTTAAAGAGGCTCTATCTCAGCTTGGTCATAAAGCCTTAGCTAGGTCTTTGGCGAACCTTACCTTTAAGTCTATAGACAGCAAGTGGGATGATATTTTTTTCTCCCCTGATTCTACCGAGGCGATTATTAAGGGGGAGCGTGTAGAGAAAATTGAAGAGAGAGTACGCAGCCTTTCTGATGGATTGATATATACAAAAAAACCTAGGGATGCTGCTCCTGCAGAATCTCCTTCTGTAGAGGTTCATGACAGCAGAAAGCCCAATCTAATAATGCGGCAGGAAGAGGATGTACCTGACACTGACTTGCAGGTAGTTTTATTCTTTATACAGAATACATTTGAAGAAGTTTTATTTGTGCGGCGACAGGGCCTTGGATATTGGGAACTCCCTGGTGGATTAGTGGAGGAGGGAGAAACTTTACGAGACGCTTTGCGTAGGCAAGTAACTCTTCTTGGGTATAAACCTTCTTCAGCCAAGGTAATTGGTTCTGTTGATATGGTTGATGGTCAAGTCACTGGGAAAATAGTCACAGTAAGTGTGTCTGGTGATTTAAATCTGCCCGATAAATATGAACAGTATGCGTGGGTAGGGACTGGCAGTATAGGTAATGTGGCACTGACTCCTGATTATACTGCTGATGAGTTGATGTCTATCATAACTCCTAGTATAGAGAATGGACATGTAGGTTTACTTATATCTTCTGGGATAATAGCTAATGTTTCTAAGCAACGAGATTTAAGTGATTTAGGTGATCCTTTCCAGTCAGTGGGAGAGCCGAACCAACCTAAACATCTTCCAAGATCGGCTACTCCTGAGGGGGATGCATATAAATATCATGGAGTGCGTACTACTCCTGAAGGAGTGACTTCGGAAGATGGGTGGGTTACAACCCCTCGTGGTGAACTTAGTGAGAATACGAGGCATCTTCGTCACCAAGCTGGGTTAGGACATTATGAGCAGTCTCGTGGAGTACTGACTGCAGGGAATGAGTTAAGAGAGTTTGGTCACCCATTGAGTCGTAAGGGTGATCGAGATCCAGGTGAGCTTCATGTCGAAGAAGGCATCCCCTATCTTCATAAATTTGATACTCAGGGTTGGGATCCAGGTCATCCTGAGACGATAAATGATAGTCGTATGCAGCCTAGAGGTGTTTCTAAGAATGGTAGTGACAAGACCATATCTCTAGAAGAATTACGTAAAAGATTCAAAGATAGTGTTGAGATGAATAAGGTAGCTAAGGCTTTCCCGTTTCAGCCAAATCGCACAGAAGACGTGCAGAACCCTATATCGGCTCAACGATCCAAGAAGAGTGGTATTGAACCTGCTAGCGAAGAGGCATTATCGAGTGCCGAAGCTGGTACTGGGACCCAGGCATTTAGTTCTGGCGCAGTAATTGATTTGCCACCAGACATGGCTGAGGCAGTTGGAGTTCAGCCACATGCCGCTCAGGGTACAGGTGGAGAGGGTATGGAGGGTGGTGGTGATGGTAGTGGCGTGATGATCACTACAGAGCGGTCTCCATTACCTACTACTGAGGGTGAGGATGGTGCTGCTTACGATTCCAGTATGAGGCCTATTGAAAGAAAAGATCCCGTTAAATTATTAAAAGATACTGTTGGTACATATGAAGACGATCATGATGATCGTCTTCATCAGGTAAATAATTTTGAAGTAAACCTCTCCTATCTTAAAGAGGGTGGAGGTGATGGTGGTGGGGGTGGTTTTGGTGGCGATGGCGGTGGTGGTGGGACTGCCATGACTTCAGGCGGTACGCATACATCTACATACGGTGGTGGCGGAACTCCTACTACTTATGACAGTTCTTTGAAGCCCAAACAGGGAGAGATAAGCAAAACTAAAGAGGAAGAAGAGGCTGAAGAGGCTGCAAATAGTAGTCAAGCGCACGTTGATACTGATTTAGAGAAGAATGCCGATGTATATGGTACAACCGAGGGATTGTCCCAGCTTCCTGCTCCAGATGTGCCAGAATTAGGATCGATTGGGTCTAGGAAAAATGTGAATACGGCTGAGAAGCATAAGCCAGGGGATTCTGAAGAGCGGGTTAGTGTTATGACCCGCAATGCTGCCGCTAAGGACACTGTTCCGTCTCATCAAAAACCGTTAGGTGATGATGTGGCTGATTTGGTCATTGCTGAGCATGATGATAAGTATAAACCTGTTGAGCTAGAACAACGGCCTGAGCATGAGTTGGCACGTAGAAAAATTATTGATGAGGATTCTCATACGGTTCGCACGAATGATCCCGCTGTTGAGCAATATACAAACTTGTCTGATGATATTGCCCCGCAGAATCATTTTGGGGAAGCTTTGTCTGGTGTTGTAGCCGATTTAATGGCTCCTATGTTGGCTAAGAGTAATGATGATCCCGCTAATATGGATCACGGCATTATGAAAGTTTTGCTTCCAGATAAGATTGAGAAGCAAAATGATTTTATGGACCCAAGCGACACCTTAGTAGTTGCTGGGTGGGGTAATTATTATGTTATTGACCATGAGGGACATCGTATTGGTTTAGAGGGGATGAGAAAGGCGTTGGCTGGGTTCTTGGCTCGACCTGAGTATGCGAATGTAAATATTTTCCACTCTGGGATACAGGTTGGTCAGGTTATACCTTCTTTTGTAGATGAGAATGGAAAAATTTGGAAAACAGAAGTTAGGCCAGAAGGGCTATTTGTGGTAGCTGCGCTACGAACAGATTTAGAAGTAGCAAGAAAGGCCATGCGAGAGATATTAAAGGGCACATTAAGAGGGTTCTCAATAGCAGGAAATGCAAAGAAGAAAGAAATTAAGTGCGACCATGGGGAATGTTGGACAGAAGTCACAGATATGGAGATGTACGAAGTGACATTATGCGTCCAGCCTATGAATCAAAAATCTTACATAACGGATATTTTGCAAAAACCTGACCCAGCTTCATGCCCCGATTGTTATGAAGGCGTAGAAGTGGAATATGACTCCGCTTTACAAGTAAAAGTGTAGTTTTTGCATTTTTGCAAAAAAGCTTTACATCTGTAACATATTCACGTTATAGTAATAATACCTTAAAAGGAGGTACGAGAAATGGCAACACGCCAAGAAGAACTGCTGCCGATTCTCAAGGCTCTCAAGGAGTACATCGTCAAGGAGTATGCGGTAAATTATCCCCCGCATGTTCGTGGCGAGGATGCTTCTGCTAAGGAACTTCCTGCTGACTGGCAGGGTAAGCTAGACCCCATCACGGGGGGCGATACTGTGGGTAGGGATACCTTCGGATCTGCAGGCCAGAACACGACAAAGGCTGGTTCGCAGGCTGAGGATGCCTATATTCACAAGTCTGAGCTTGAGCAGATCCTTAAGGATTTTGTCTCCAAGCACTTCGTCAATGGTCAGGCTGTTCAGCAGTCTGGCTCTCGTGGTGAGAATGCTGGCTATACCTACCCAGGTGAAGCAGCGAGGATTCCTGAGGGCTTAGAGAAGAACGAGCATGAGGAAGAGGAAGAGGCAATGGCTCCGCCGCCTGCCTTTGGTGATGAAGAGGCTGTTCCTGAAATGGAAGAGGAAGATGTGATGGACGAGGATGAGGAGGAAGAGGAAGACATAGAAGCTGTTGCTGCTCAGATGAGGTACAGCAAAGATGACACCAATGTGGCAGCAATACTTAAGGACATTAAGGGTCTTTTGACATCGCGACAGGCCGAAAAGAAAGAGTTTGCCTCTTTGAAGGGTGAGCTTTCGGAGATCAAGAAGTCCTTACCTTCACAGGTTAAGCAGGGAATCGCACAGGGGATGAAGAGATTTAACATCAATCCCAGTCAGAACGATCTTCCGATACGTCAGTCGGTTACAACCGCTCCAGTTGCTCAGAGGGAGGTTGCTCCTGATCAGCGGATTGGTGTGGAGGGCGAGTCTTTCGCCAAGGATGTTGACTGGCAGCGGCAAGATGAGTTCACGCATTCCGTTGAGCAGATTCTTGATAGCAACGATGTTGGCGACCTGAAAGGGACGTTCAAGAAGCTTAATGGCATGAGGACTCAGTCTGGTGAACTTACGCCTCAGACCCTCTACTACTATCCTAGGGGAGGTGCTAAGTAACCATGACAACTCAGAACGATCTCTCAATAGCTGAATACATCGGTGCTGCTGAGCGAAACCTTCGTTCAAGTCTGATGCCGCCTGGATACTTTGCTAAGCAGACGTATCTACAGGTATCGGACGTGTTTACAGCGACTTATGGTCGCAAGGTCTGGGACGCTCTGAACAACCAGACCCGATTCTGGAACATACTTAGAAAGGTACAGTGGGGTCCCACAACTGGTTGGCGTGTTCGCTCCGATAGGGGTGACAATCGCTCTCGACCAGTAACTGAGACTGGAGCACTTCCTACCGTCGATGTCTCTGCCTATCAGGCAGTTGATTCGGCACCAAGGATCATGGCTACAGACTTTGGTGTCTCACTCAAGTCCCAGATTATGTCTGGGTTGGAAGGTGGCATGGGCGACAACCTTGCGGTTGAGCAGGAAGCTGCTGCAAGGGACCACATCAAGGAGCTTAACTCTGAGCTTCTACTTCGCTCCAACGGAATTGTCACCACAAGTGGTGCCTCTGCTACAGGGGCAGTTTTGGGTGCGAGTAGCACCTTCCGAATCGGTGACACCATCAGTGATACAGGTCTTAGTGATGCCTCTAAGGTAATTTCGGGCATCTCTGGTAACGTCCTTACTTACAGCGGTGGTGGAAACCTTACAGACGGTGCTATCGCTTATGCGAAAGCCCGTGCAGGTCTTACCTCGATTGATGACATTGTCGAGGAAGATGCTCGTACTATTGCGGGTGTTGCCCTTGGCTCTGGCATAGGGGCAGATGTTTATAACCAGACGACTCGTGCGGCTGGTGGGTGGAATGCTGCTGCTGCGGTTTTGGACAACAACGGCACTGGCAGGAACCTCACTTTGGCCCTCCTAGATCAGGCGATTAGGGAAGTTCGTATCAATGGTGCGGACCCCGACGTAATCCTTATGGGTTATGACCAATACGATAGGCTTGCTTCAGTCCTACAGGCGCAACAGCGTTACATGGACTGGGGTGAGTTCGTTGTAAAGGTTGGCGACGAGAGTACCCTCCCAGGTTCGCATGCTGGTTTCCAGGTAGCGACTTATAGGGGTATCCCTGTTGTAGTCGATCCCGACATCAAGACTTCCTACACGGCGGCTGATGCGGAACTTGGCACTAACGTGTACGTGCTTGACACGAGGTATCTGGAACTCGCTATTGCTGCTCCTACGCAGTACATCGATAACAGGGACTTCTTCCAGGCGAATGCCTTCGTTCTTCGTGGACTTTTCTACACCATAGGTGAGTTGAGGTCACTTCGTATCGATACGCATGCCAAGATAACCGACTTGAATGCCTAGTTAGAAGATTTAGTGGGGTGGGTAGGGGACTTAAAACTCCCCTACCCACTTCTTAGGGTTTTAATAACAACTTAGATTTTTCTTGTCGCAAGTATCCGAGGGAAACCTTGGAGAGGTTGGTATAGGTGGAAGCGGCAGGAGAAGGAGTTTTTAGATAATGGCTGTTACTTGGACAACGACAATAGTTCACGAAACCGTTTTTGGTAACAAGAGAATTGTTACTGCAGATATAAAAGCTACGGGTACTAGTACTGTCTCGGCGACGGGAGATGCTTATCTTCCTGCTACTCTTGGTATGAAGGGCTTTGACATCGTTATGATGAGTCCTACCACTCTTAGTGGAACTTCTACGGCAACCACTGCAGCAGACGTAGGATACTTCCCAACATATGATTATGTTAATCAGAAGATAGTGATAACTCATCTAGGGCCAGCAGATCTGGCTTCAGTCGGGCCAAGCATCGTTGCTAATACTGTAAATATAACTAATGCCACAATACGGATTATGGCAGTAGGTTACTAGTTTTAAAAATTAAATAGTATGGGTTTTAGTGGTACGAGTCAGCTCGACCAATTTTAAAAAAGCCAGTTTTATAAAATTGGGGTAGTCGTTGCTGACTGCCCCATTTTAATTGGAGAGATATGGCAAGACGTAATTGGACTAGATGTAAATGTGGGGTAAAACTTCGTATAAAGAGTGGAGAAGCGACATGCTTCCCTTGTAAGGTAAAGGAGAGGAAAGGTAAAGAGTAGTTATGAGGAATTTATCGATGTTTATAGGGAAAATACGGCCTCAGATATTTCTAGCCCTATGTATTTTAG